CGGCGTCCATCCTACTGCCCCATCTGCTCTCGTGCGGCGTCGAGGACGGCGGCCTTCATCTCGGTCTCGATCTGGTCGGCCATCTCGGCCAGCGACGAGCGCAGGTAGGAGCGCTCGGGGATGTGCGAGCCGGGGTGATGGACGATGCGGGCGAAGACCTGCTCGCCGCCGGCCATGAAGGCGAGCGCCTTGGCGCGGGACGGCAAGATGTCGTGCGGGCGGGTGACGCCGCCATATTCCTGGATCGCCGCGTATTTCAGGTCGCCGCCGGAGAAAACGGTGGTGACCACCTTATCGCCGACGATGTCCGGGCCTTCGACGCCGATCGAGGCGGCGAGCGCGCCGGTGCGGGACTTCAGCACCTCGCCGCCAAGTTTCTGGCGGATGCGGGTGAGCAGTTGGTCGGCCAAGTCGGCTGACTTCGCGGCGATGGCGGCGAGCACCACGGGCGGCAGGCCGTCGAGCCTGGCGCCGAGGTCGTCCGCGCCGGTAAGGGTGACGGTGAGCATTAGAACGGCGCCAGCACTTGATAGGGCGAGAGCAGCGCGCTGGCGGTGTCGTTCATGTCCTTCAGGCTGAAGGCGACGGTTTCCTGGCCACCGAGGGTCTTGGACGAGACGCCGATGCGGTCGCGGCGGCGGAACGCCTCGCCCACGAGTTCGACCACCGCTTGGGCGACATCGGGCGGAGTTGTGGCGTAGCCAGCGGTGTAGCTGACCACGACCGGCAGGCCGATCGGGAAGCGATAGCCGACCAGCGTCAGGGCGCGGTCGTCGAACAGCAGACCGCTGGTCAGCGCGACCGGGTCGGCCGCCGTCGTGAGGGTCTGGCCAGCGAAGGCGACGCTGGTCACCGCCGTGATCGGGAAATTACGCAGCAGCAGCTGATGCTGGCCGTTGCCGCGGTAAGTCTCGACGTAGTCGGCCGAGAGGATCTGGCGGCCGAGGTAGTTGGGGATGAACGTCGAGACCGCCGTGATCAGGGACGAGATCAGGGTGTCGGAGGCGGTGGTGGTGAGGCCGAGCCACGATTTGGCGGTGTCGAGGTCGGTGAGGTCGCCGGCGGACATGGCGTACTCCTTCAGCGTCCGAACGCGGACAGCGAACGCGGCAGAGGGTGAGGGGACTCTGAGAGACACCCCACCCCCTGCCCCTCCCCTCAAGTGGGAGGGGTGAGTCAGCCGTTGGCGACGTTGTTGATCACGCCCATGGCGAAGGGGGCGTAGACGGCGAGGACTTGCTCGACATAGACGCCCTTTTGGCGCTGGCGGGTCACCGGCGGCCAGTCGATCGCGTAATAGTCCTGGCGGCACTTCACCTCGGCGACGTTGGGCACCTCGCTGGACTGGTACTGGGCCGGGAGGGTCTCGGCGTAGGCGAGGATGGTGCCGGCCGGCACGAACGGGTGGATCTTCACCGGGATCCGCATGCCGCCGTCGAGCAGGAATGGGTTGTAGTAGGTGGAGATCATGCCGCCGGCGTCGAGCTGGTAGCCGCCGCCGTCCGTATCCTGACGATATTGCAGCAGCGGGCCGGTGCCGGACGACAGCACCTTGTTGGTGATGTTCTTCAACTCCTGACTGTTGACGAACAGGACGGTCGGCGAGACCTGGTAGGTGTCCCACATACCCTCCAGCATGGCGTCGATCTCGCTGACCGAGCCACGGCCGGAGGCGGTGAGGGTCGAGCCGGCGCCGGCCGTGCCGGTGGCCAGGGTCTTGACGTAGGCGTTGTTGGACGACTTCAGCGCCGTGGTGAGCAGGCCATCATAGCCGAGCGAGTTGGTGGAGGAGTCCGCCGTGATCGCGCTCGCCGCCTGCTGGCCGCCGGTGAGGGTGGCGCTGAACGCAGCGGAGTTGATGGTGGTGATCGCCTGCAGGGTCTCGCTGCCGACCGTGCCGACATACCAGGCGTAGGCGACGGCGCCCGCGATCGGCGTGACGGTGGCCGAGAGGGTCTGGCCGAGGGTGACCGCCTGGGTCGCGGAGGTCGACTTATTGGACGAGCCGCCGTTGATGGCGAAGGTCTTGCCGTCGGCGCCGGTGATGGTCTTGGAGGTGGCGATGCCGGCCGAGAGCGAGGAGTTCCGATAGCCTTCCAGCGTCAGCGCGACGACGATCACCGAATAGGTGGCGGCCGGCAGGGTGGCGCCGGAGCCGGCGGCGGCGAGCGAGGCGGTGGCCGGTGTGCCGAGGGCCAGGGAGGTGTTGCCGGCGAGGATCGCCATCTCCTCCTTCAGCATGGTCTTCTGCAGCAGGCGCATGGCCATGCTGGCCTGGATGTCCTCGAAGCCGATCGCGGCGTTGATCGCCTCGAAGGTGACCGCGTCTTCTTCGCCGAGGGTGACGTAGGAGGCCGACTTGGTGGCCGTGGCGTAGCTCATCTGGCCGGCGCGCTGGCCTTCGGCCACCCAACCGATCGAGTCGTAGCCGGAGCCGATCAGGCTGGAGACCTGGCGCCAGTTGGTGGCCGTGCCGCCGGCGCCGGCGACGCGGGGCACGCGGTTCCGCAGCGGCGTGGCGGCCGGATAGAGGTTCTTGGCCGGCGCCTGCAGATCGAAAGCGACGAGGCCGGTGGCGGTGGAGATGGTCTTCTCCAGCCGGTCGGTGTCGACGCCGGCCTGGGCGAGGATGGTGCGGGCGATGTCTTCGCTGGGGCGGGACATGGCGTTGACGAACGACTTTCTGAGGTCGTCGGGCGAGAGGGCGTGGCGCATGGGCGATGCTCCGTGTTGGGGCATGGGAGGGGCTTAGGCGAGCGGGATCGGCTGACGGAGCGAGGCCTTCATCAAGAGGAAGGCGCGCTCGTCCGGGGTGAGGGCGGCGAAGGCTTTTTCGAGATCGGCCTGCGACGGGTCGGGCGTGGCCGAGGGGTCGGCGTCGTCGGATTTGCCGATGGCGCGGCTGTTGGCGGCGGTGCGGGGGGGCGCCGGCGTGGCGGCGAGGCGCTCGATCAGATCGTCCTGCACCGCGAGGCGGCGTTCGAGGATCTCGACGCGTGGCAGGGCCTTGGCGAGATCGCCGGCCGTGCGCGCCTTTTCCATCGACGGGCAGTTGTCGGGATCGCAGTGGGCGCCGAGGGATGCGAGCACGTCGTGGGCCGCTTGCAGGATGGTGGGGTCCTCGTTGGCGATCTCGGCCAGGCGAGTGGCGACGTCGGCGCCGTCCGTGTCGTCATCCGAATTGGCTTCATCGTCCGTATCCGGATCGTCGCCGTTGTCGTCGGCCTCGGCGTCGTCGTCGCTGGCGTCGTCCGGTGGGTCCGTATCGTCCTCATCGTTGGACGGGTCAGCCTGTTGGCCGAGCAGGTCGGCCCTGGCCTTGGCCACGTAGTCCTTCCAGGCGCCGGGACGGCCGGCGGCGCGGGCGAGGTCGGCGGCAAGCGCCTTGACGGCGTCGTTGCTGGGCGGCGCGACGCCCGCCTTCCAGAGGTCGATCACCGCCTCGGGGTTGGCGGGGCGGTCGACCAGGCTGATCTCGGACAGCTTGATCTTGGTGATCACGGTGGCGTCGGCCGGGTCGCGCGCCAGCACGCGGCCACCGATCGAGAAGCCGGAATAGGTGCGCGACTTCACCTTGGCGATGGCGACCGGGTCGACCACCTGGGCGACGATCCGGGTCGCGCCGTCCTCGTCGACCGTGGCCTCCAGCGTGCGGCCGGCGGCGGTGGCCTGGTGCATCTCGCGCAGCGCCGGGTACTTGGCGTAGTCGGGAAGTGCGGCCTTCATCGCGGCCGGCAGCACCACTTCGCCTTCCTCGTCCCGCGCGCCGGTGGAGGCGACGCCGTAGACCTTCAGCGTGCCGTCAGGCTGGTCTTCGATTTTGGTCAGTTGACCGAAAAGGCGCATGCTCAATTGCTCCGAGAAGTCGGGTTCCGCGTGGCGGCAGGGATTGAGGTCAGGCGGTCGGCGAAGGTGCGGCCGGCGCCGCATCGGCGGCGGTGAGCGGGGTCGCGCCCATCGCGGTGTAGATGCGCGCCTCGTCGCCGCCATCGACCGGGGCCTGCCCTCGCCCGGCGCGGACTTCGTTGACCGTGGTCGAGCCGTTGCGCAGAGCCTTGTCGTCGATGTCGGCCTGGACCTGGGGATCGACCTGGGCGGCGTCGGCCCAGGTGAACTCAAGGTCGGTCTCGCCGAACTCCGCTGCGTTGACCTCGTCGACCAGGCGCTTGACCCACAGCTTGAGCGGGCCGAGGCCCTCCTCCTGGCTTCGGTCCTGATCCTCGCCGGCGGTGGCGCGGTTCATCTGGCGCACGAACGGGGTCGGCGGCAGCGAGAAGGCGAAGGCGACGATGCGGGCCAGCCACTCGTCGAAATCATCTTTGAGTGGCGGGTCCTTCAGCGACTGGTAGTGGGCGCCGGACGGGGTCCAGATCAGCTTGGCGCGTTCGGCCGCCTGGCCGGAGAGTTGGGTGTTGAGCCAGAGCTGCAGTTCGCGGATCTGGCTGGGACCCCAGCCCTCCGGCGCGGAGAGGAAGCCGAGCGGGGCGTTGCCTTCGGTGAAATAGGCCAGCTGGGCGGCCTGGCGGTTGACGATCGTCTGGATGGTGACGACGATCTGCTCCACCGGCGAAAAGCCGAGCACGTGGTTCGGGCGGCGGTTGCGCGGGGCGTAGAGCAGGTCGGCGGTGGTGAGGTCGGCCCAGACCCGGCCCTTGATGATCTGCTGGTAGGCGGGCGACGGCGGAACGGGCGTGCGGCCGGTCTCGTCGACCAACAGCTTGATGGTGTCGCCAGGCACGACATCGAGGCCGATCAACCGGCCGGCGCGGTCGCGGCGCTTCTCGAACGCCGGGGCGTCGATGGCGAGCAGATCTTCGACGGCGGGGCGCAGCCAGGCGGCGAAGGCGTGCACGCCGTCGGGCCGGCGCCAGAACTGGGTCAGGCGCTGGGTGCGGGCCTTGAGGTTCGGCGTTGGCGTGGCGCCGTCGCAAGGATTGAACCGCCAGTGCAGCGCCTCGAGCTGGTCCTTGCGGGTCTCGATCGCCAGCCGCACCAGCTCGACGTTAGAGAACGCGCGCAGGTGGGCGAACCCGAACGCCTCGGCCGAGCGCGGCGTGATGGTGGTGTTGACCCCAACCGGAAAATCCCAGACCCGCACCGGCTCCTGGTCCGGCGGCGTGAGTGGCTGTCCGGGCGAGTACACGGCGTCGGTGACGCTCTGGCCGAGGGGGCCATAGCGCGCCTGCCAGGACAGCGACGTGCGATATCCGCCGGTGGGGGGCATGGGGGCTCCTGCAGAGTGCTTTGAGCGCCTTCGAGCGCGCGCGAGGGCTCAGGGGCGCCCTACTGCGGAGATTAGGTCTTCCATTCACCGCAGATATTGCGGAGAATATCTTTGCGGTCTGCGGAGAATACGTGGTACATTCTCCGCGAAAGGCGCGGAGAATGCCGATCTATATCCATGAACTAGAGGACTGGCCGAGGTTTCTCTGGGCCCACGACAGGCCGGCGACCAACCTGGCCACGGTTCGTCACCATCAGGGGCGCCTTATCGGGCGCATGGAAGGGCTCGGATTCAAGCTCGCCAGAGAAGCGATCCTTCCCTCGCTCACCGAAGAAGTCATTAAGTCCAGCGAGATCGAAGGCGAAGTCCTCGACCGCGAACAAGTTCGTTCTTCTATTGCCCGGCGTTTTGGAATGGACATTGGCGGACTCA